GCGCAACATGTACAAGAAGAAAACGATCGATTGAGAGAAAGACACAATAAGAGAACTTAATGTTATCACCAAATTTTAATTTTAGAATTCCTATAGATGGATTAGGTAGTTTAACTGATTTCCAAATGCGTGGAGAAGAATTGCGCAATGGTTTTGCTCAACGTTATGGTGGTGGAACTAGAGCTACGGCAGCATCCAGAGTTACTGAAACATTTAATTCTCCAGATGATGTGCAGGAAATGATTAAGAAAGTGATGACAACAGATACAAAAAACATAGGAATCAATATTAGTAATGCATTTAACAGTAAAATTGGCGAACAGGGGTCTGCAGACGCAACTTCATCATATTCTCGAGCAGCTGATTCTACTGAGACAACAAAAATGAGCGGTGATAGTGCATTAGAATTTCTAAATGATATGGTCGTAGAAGAAAGAAAAAACAATTATAATGCACCATCACAACAGATGGATTTAGAAGGGGCAAGATTATATTCATCACGATCTCCAGAACTTACTCTTGATCCTACTATGACAGCTTCTGCTGCAGCACTTGATGGAATCAGCGATTTTACTAGAAATTCGGCATTTAGCGATTCGATTCCAGATGCTCTGCGTGCAATAATGGATGCACAAAATGGTAATTTTACTGGAACAGAACAACCCAACGAATTTGATCCCTCTCAGTTGGAACCAGTACCAACATCTGACACTCAACCAGATCCAAATGAGTTTCAAGATATTGTTGGTAAACTCTTTGATCAAAAGCAAGACGATGTACCAGAGAATTATAAACTTTCTGAACTAAACTTATCATACAAAAAAGTAACACCAGAAAATGATGAGCAACTAGATGAAGTTGTAGTTAGTGGAACTCGTGGTGGTGAAGAAGATCAGTTAGATGAAGTGGTGGTTGGCGGGACTCGTAATCGCGAAGATGATCAATCAGATGAAGGTGGTGGTGATACAAATGTATCAGAAGGTGGCGCTGGCGATCAACCAGATGTGACACCACGCGCGAATACCCCTGTTGATGAAGAAGATGATTATAATCCAAATAATCCGTGGGAAGTTTTTAAACGGCTCTATAGTGAGTTTTATGCTCCAGGATCATTCAAACAAGTTTCATCACTTATGAAAGACAAAGAAGAGGAAGTTAAGGCAAAGGGATTAAGTGCCATTGGTCGATTTTCGCTTCCAAAAACTCAAGATGTTACAACTAGTGGATTGATGCAGAACACCAATAAAATTCTTCAGGGACAAGCAGAGAAAGAAAGATTACAAGATTTTTCAAATGCAATGAATAAATCTATAGAAAATATTGCGCAACAACAGCAACAGCCTGTGGTGATCAATAACAACACAACCGCACCAATGAATAACAATCAATCTAAGACGCAAAGAGTATTCACAGATGACAACACATTCTCCAGATTGTCATCGTATGATGCTCAACATCCAAAATATAATTACGGCGGCGGTCCATAAAAAAAAGGGGGACTTTACGTCCCCCTGAAAACATCTACGGTTTTCTAAAGAAAATTACTCAGCAGCAAGTTTCTCGAAGAATGCCATGTCATCATCTTCGACAGTGACATCTTCAGCAGTGACCTTCTTGGCAGGAGCAGAGCGAATGACAGGAGCGGCTGCTTCCTCATCATCAACTCGTTTGGCAGTTGCACCAGCAACTCCACCAGCACCAAGAACCTTGTCCAATTTAGCCTTGAGTTCATCATAGGACTTGAAGTTATCAGGCTTCAAGAAATCCTTGAGTGAATGGGCAGACTTCCAGACCTGCTCAATCTTCGCATCATCACCACTCAACAATGGAGCAGGAGCCTCAAACTCCGACTTGTCATAGTTGCGATAGCCTTCGACGTTGCGAATCTTGACCTTGAAGTTTGCACCCTTCCAGAAATCAAACGGATTCATTGGGGTCTCATCAGCAAACTGTGGCTCAAGTTGTTCCTTGATCTTATCAAAGATCTTTTTGCCGAACTTGAACAAGAAAACCTTGCCCTCATTCTGCGGACGCTTTGCGTCAGAAACAACAAGGATGTTTGCGATGTAGGTCAACTTACGCTTCTGCTTACGAGCAATTTCCTTGTTGGCTTCAATGCCAGAATTCCAAAGAACTGTGTTGTACTCAGAAACAGGGTCAGTCTTGCCAAGTGTTGTGAGAGAATTCTCAATGTACCAACCACCTGGACCTTGGAAACCGTGCGACCAAATCTGCACCCAAGGCAAACCATCTTCACCGTCTACTGCTGGTGTATCAAGAAAACGAATGACAGCGTATCCGTTACCAGCGGCATCAACCTCTGGTTGCCAGAAACGATCATCAGCATTTGATTTACCACCACCAGTGGATGAAGAGGCTTCGACTGCTTTCTTCAATTTATCAAGGGAGGAACCCTTCTTAAGATTAGATAGACTCATTTGTATAACTCCGTATAGCGTTGTATGAATTGTATATCGACTTGTCCACTTTCTTCATTACCATATCATTATATAGCATTTCTGTCTCCAAGTAAAGTTTCTTTTGTGAGAGCCTTGTACTTGTCAACATTCACATTCAAGAATGATCCGTATTTGCGAATCTTTCTTGATACTTTGGGATAGATGATGTCATCAGAAATCTTCTTGTCCCAAATTCGAATAAAGTCGAAGATGTTATTCAAGATTACCATTGTTTCAATAGTAACATCATTCTGAAGAAAAGCAGTTAGCAATTTAGGGAACTGCCCATCTTCGACTTTAAATAGTTCGTTGAAATTGTCTTTGCTTGCAATCTTCTCAAGATCCTCAACGTAGATCTTGCTCATGGAATCCGTCTTTCGTTTCCATTCTCTGTAGGTAGATTCAGCTTCTTCCTCAAGTAGAGACTTGGTCCAATTATCGTCACTGTGTACAAAATTAGCAACCAAAAATGGAACCATCTCATCGTCGCGATACTTCCTCGCAAGACGGTGGAATAGAAATTTGTCACGACGTTTTTGAAATGCATCTACAGATACTCGTGTCTTGCCATCGTAGTGAAAGAAATTATAATTTTCTGAATTGAAATGCAACTTGATGGCTTGGTAGGTGCAATACAAATCGTACCCATTCATATCGGAAGTTTGCTACCCTTTGGAAGATATCTCAAATCCATTGCTTCACCCTGAATGATACTCTTTAGAGAATCATTGATCAGAGTTGCAGCAACTTCAATCTCTAAATTATTTCGTTCGCAATAAGTTGTCACTGCATCCATGTGATCAATTTTCTCTTTGATTGCCATTTCCATGATCATCATTGAGAAATTATTCTTTTCTTCTCTATTAGCCATATTAGATCTCATATGCACTCAAGGAATTATTCAGTTGCTGAGTGACGCGAACAAATGTTGCACGCTTACTCAACTCCTTCAACTCACTTGCTCCAACATAAGTACATGCCGAACGCAGACCACCAAGAATATCCTGCAGTGTTCTACTCACCTCACCACGATATGGAATCTCAACTGTCTTGCCTTCACTGGCTCGATAGTTTGCCACACCACCATTATGTAAATCCATGGCAGTATCAGAACTCATGCCATAGAACTTGTTATCACCAAAAGGAGATGCTCCACCTTCTTTGTGTCCAGCAAGCATTCCACCAAGCATCACAAAGTCGGCTCCCGCAGCAAATGCTTTCACCACGTCTCCAGGAACGGTACACCCTCCGTCCGCTATAATATGACCCTTGAGACCATGAGCAGCATCTGCACATTCAATAACCGCACTCAACTGCGGGTAGCCGATACCTGTTTTCTTTCTTGTCGTACAGACAGAACCAGGACCAATACCAACTTTCACAACGTCTACACCTGCTAGAATTAATTCTTCAGTCATCTCTGGTGTGACAACATTACCCGCCATGAGCACAATGTAAGGATAACGTTCGCGAAATCGTTTTACAAATTCTACAAACTGTTGTGTGTAACCATTCGCAACATCAATACAGACGCGCATGTGTGGCTGTCCAACAATGCTGAAAACGTTACTAAACTTTTCAACATCTTTATCACTGATACCAAGAGAGTAGATTGTACTATTCAGTTTCTTCTGGAAATGGTTAATTAACTCAACGTCTTTATAATGTTTTGTGAGAGCAACCATGCAACGATGTTTGTTTAGTTCATCGTCCATTCCGAACGCACCAACACCATCCATGTTAGCCGCCATGATTGGAACACCATACCATGAATTGCCACTTCGGAAAGTAAAAGTTCTTTCTAACTTTACTTGGCTACGAGATTCTATTGTAGATCTTTTAGGAACAATCAAAACATCTTTATAATCTAACTTCACATCTTCAATGATACGCATAAAACCTCAATGATAAAAGATATGTGCTCCAATCTTTGCAATAAGTCGCTTTTCTTCAGCCCATGCTGGGTTAACATAGTCAGCATGGAAGTACATTGCAGGACCAATTATACCGTATCTCTTCTTAGAAATCAATATATTCTCTGCAATTTGCAAAGACTCTGTCCATGCGGAGCGACTACGAATTGCTTTCTTGTCTTGACATACCCAAGAGAATTGGCAAGTTCCTCTGACTTTTTGATAAACTACACCACAAACTGAACGAGGAAACTGTTTGCTCTTGACACGATTCATCGTGACTTCAGCCACTGCAATTTTACCAGCACGTGGTTCTGACCCTGCTTCGAAATAGATGTTCTTGGCAAGACATTCGACTTCACGCATCACCTTTTGTTTTTTGTCATATGAGCGTTCAAGAAACTCCATGCGGTGATTCATTTCTTTCATTTGTGAAGTGAGAAGAACATTTGCTTCACGCTCTAGTTCTAATTGTTGCATTGTTCGATCGTAGATTTCGAATGGCACGAACAACCCAAAGAACACGGCAGCAAATAAGCCACCCCAGAGCATAAAGAAATTGTGGTTGCGATCAAAATATTTTTCTACATTACAGAGTATATCTACTGCATTCATGTTTAAAGTCTCCATTATTGCAGTGGAAAGAAAAGGTTGGTGGTTCGCACCACCAACCCAGACCTTTCTGTTACCGAGCGGTCAACTCTTAGCCGTTACTTGCCGTTTGAAATAAAATCATTCAAACGTGTGGCTTTATCCAAAACATCATCCTCAGTAAAATACTTCGGATAATTTGGTTGAGATGGAAGTTGTGTTTTGTTTCCCATTGCTGCGGAGCACAATACTTCCCATTCGCTTTTAATGGTTGAGTGTCGAGTATTAAACTCTTCGCTCAGCATATCTTTTGCGAGTTTTACCAACTCTAGTCTAATTTCATAAGGTGTCATAGTCATTTTCATCTCCTTTGTGTGTTGTGTGTGTTATGACAAATGGTGCGTTTATTCTGTTTCCAAGAAAACCCACCGAAAACTCAGGTAATCTAAATCGGCTTACGCCGCAAGAGCCATGTCGTAATTGCTATCA